CGCTGCTGCTCTTTTTGCAGAATCTTCTTGTTGCCTGTAAAATTTTCTCATATCAGACATTTGACTTTTATAGTCCATGTCTTGTCTTGCTTGAATATCAATACCACTTGGTTGAATATTTTTTCTAGCTAAAGAAACCTGTTGATTTTGGTAAAATGATCCCATTTTATTCATTTGGTTTCTATAGTTAGTATCTAAACCAACTGGCATTTTATTGCCTATTCTATTTAATTTAGATCTTTCTTGATTTTGTTTTCTTATTTCGTTGGTTATTGCTTTTTCATTCTGTAATATTACAGCACCGGCATTTTTTTCAGCCTGAATAACTTTTGTTGTTCCAAATTTTTCTTGGAATATTTTTGCAGTTGATTTAATTTTATTTTCAAGACGAGTCAACGCAGCAATTGCATTAGCTGTATTTATCGTAACTTTACCTTCTAAATAATTATCAACCATCTTAAAAATTTCCTATATAAGTATACTTAAAGTATGAGTATAGTATTTTTCCTAAACAAAACTATTTCTATAATTTTCAGAATCAAAAGAAATTACATTTTCTATTTCTGCCAAATTATCTAATATTTCTAATTGTTGCATAACTTCATCATAAGTCCAATAATTGCAAATTGTATGAAAATCAGTTTTAACTTTTTCGTTCATACATATTTGAACAATAGGGATTAAATATTCTGGCAATTCAGATGTTTCAATAATTCTTTTAATTCTTTCTTGTTTATTTGGACTTAACTCGTTTTGCTTAGGAAACCGTACTTTCCCAATACTTGTCTTAAACCTGTTTCAAAATTAAGTTTAAGAGATGCTACGACTAAATCTATCCACAAATCTAAATTATCAAACTCAAAATCTTTTTCAAATGAAATTTTATATTCTTTTATTTCTTCGCTATCTTCGCCGGAAACAGTTTCTTCTACTTGAATTTCTCCAAGCAAACTATCCAGCATTTCATAGTTTTCATCAAAATTTTCTGAAAAATTAGAAAATAATGTAACAACTTCTTTTTTTAGACCATCTTTATTTTCTAATAGTTTCTTCGCATCATCTAATTTTGAAGCCTTATCATCTATATTTGAAAATAATAAATCAACGCCAAATGATAAAATAGGACTTGCAAACATTTTATTCAATTTGAAACCAATTCTTAAAGTTTCTTTTGAACTTATTTTAGATATTTTATATGTTTTATTTTCTACTTTTACTTTAGATATTTTAGACATATTGCCTCATTATATTTTATTTTAAAATTGCATAAATGTTGTCATATTATATAAATTTATTTATTAATTATTCTGCCAAACTATCCAAAGAAATGGGTGCAGAATCTACTCTTCCATCAACTATCCATTCTGAATTAGTGGGCTTAACACCTTTGGCTAAATCAGGTTTCTTTTTTAATTTTCCAACTATAATATGTGTTTCTTCGTCAACTGGTGATTCGAATACTACTGTTGCTAATAGGTCTGTTGTTGCTCTTTGTGCTATATAAAATCTATTTAAAAATTTATGAGCAACGCTTCCTTGTAGTACATTATTAAAGGATATAGATCCCTTTTTCGAATTTCCTGTAAAGAAAACACCGGTTTCTCCAGTATGGTCTTCTTCATATCCAGCTTGATCGTCTGGAAAAGATATTGTTACTATTGGATCACCCTGAAGACCAGAATTAACAAGATCCATAGGTGCTATAAAATCACCAATATTTCCAGTCATAGTTATTTTTAGATCCTTACTATTATAAACGTCTTGATCTACCATTATTTATTTCCTTATATTACAATATCATTAAATATTTAAAAATAGTGGTTGATAAGGTTCAACCACTAAAACCTTTATGTATCTCTTAAATTAAATAAAATAAAATTAACCCATCAGTTTTCCAGAAATAGGAATTAAACCATGTATAGCCGAACTATATTGACATTTAAAACCGAGATTAGGATATTGTCTTAATCTTTTTGTATTTACTGGAACGTCTGCAACTGGAATAGAAAATATTTCATAAGGAACAGACACTTTTTTGCCATTTGGCTTTGTTTTTTCGTACCAAGTCAAAGTACCTTTATCTATTTCTGATTGAAGAACTCTTTGAATAACACCTTTTAATATTTTTAATCCGCTATCAGTATATGGAACTTTATTGCCATCTTGAGGATTAATTAGTGATAAAAATACTTCGTTCTCTATAGTATTTTTTAGATAATCGCCATATTTTGTAAGATCAAAGAATCTTCCAGATACGGCATATCCCTCTCCAAAGATATTGTTTCCACGAATTTTAAGATATAAATTGCAGTTTTTTGCTCTTGCATTTACAACTTGTGCATCTGTTATTTTTTCTGCTGCTGTTAAAGTAGAATCGTTATCTGCTGTAACTCCTGCAACATTTATGAACTTGAAGCTATCTGTTCCAGGTTGATAACACAATCCCTTTGCGAATATTGCTGCATCTGCCTGTTCCAAATCTTCTGCCGAATCTTCTACATTGTGATATAAAAAACCAGTTCTGTTATAGTCAAGTGCTTTTAATAAACTAACTATATCGGCAGTTCCACTACCAATTATATCTGCATCGTTGGACATTGCTAAAAATTGTTTTGTATTAGCTTCAGCCCATGCAGCTATATCAAGAATATCTTGTTCTATAATTCCAGTATATTTAATGCCATAAAAACTATTATCTTCGGCAGCTATTAAATTCAATGAATTTGTTATTGTATCGTCTGTTTTTAATCTTCCGACATATACATATGTTGGAACTATTTCCTGACTAAATATTAAAGATGCTGCTTTATATATTTTTGAAGTAGTTTCGAAATCTATAGCAATAGAAGCCAAACTGCCATACGCCCTCACATATTCTTCTACTCCGCCACCTGTAGAACCAGGTTCAAGACCATCTTCTGTAAAATAAATTCCTGATTTTAAAATTGTAGTATCATCAGCATCGAATTTTTCTAAAATAATTAAGCTTTCAAGATCTAAAACCGGTGCTGTATCATCTTGAATTGTCATATCGACTCTGAGTACATTATCAATCGTCATGTTTGTTCTCCTAATATGTTTCTTTATATATAAATTTTTTGATTTAATTCGTTTCTAATTCGCCTTCATGTGTATCCCCATTAGAATTAACTTCAAATGTTCCAGATTTTATTGTCTCTATTGCTCCCAAATCATATTCGTTTTTAATAACTACATTGAATAAAATATCCATTTGGGCTTGTTGTATAAAATCTGTGTCTTCGAATTGAGCTAATTCTTTTGGAGGCTTTGTTATTTTTTGAAAACCTAAACCCTTTTCATGAAGAACATCGTGCCAAATTTCTAAAGAATTTTTTAATTCTAATAAATTTGTAAATGCTTCTTCTCCATATGCATCAATTCTAATTAAAAAGTCTGATACATCTTTGACATCCGTCATGTATATATCAAAATCGCCTGTGGTGCCACTAACTGTTTCTTGCTGTTGCAGATATGTACCTAAACTATCCACCATTAATTTTGATATCACAACTCCATTTTCCGGAATTCTAACTTTTTTCTTAGCCCAGAAACAAGAATTTGGAACTTCTTCCATTTTTAATACTGATATTATCCAAAATAATATCCATTGTTCGTAAGAGTCAAATTGTTGTTTAATAGTTAGTGCCATATATATTTGCTCCTACACTATATTCCTTGATTTTCTTTTTTATATGCTACGCATTCAGAATATACAAATTCTGAAGTTGAATTTTGTTCATAATATGAATTAGCTTGCCTAATTTCATAAATATAATTACTTGGATGTATAAATGTGTCAAATTCTTTTAATTCGGTCATAGTTCTAACTATAATCATGTCTTTTGTGCTATATCCTGTATCTTCGCCCTTTACATAGCTCCCATTGAGTCTAGATCCGGTTGGTAAAGGTTCCAAATAAGCTTCAATACTTATTGTAGATGGTGTAGCATCATCAATTTCACCATAATTAGGATTGCTATCTGGATCGCCAGTTATATCTATTGTATTTTCTCCGGCATTTCTAGTTATAGTTAAATTCAATAAAGCATTTGCTAATTTAGCTTTAGCGAATATTCTCGTGACTTTATCTAAAATTACACCCATAACATTTCCTAATTTATTTTATAGTCTACCGCATTTAACATATTCGATGTGTCAATCAATTCTTTTGAATTACCCTTTTTCCATATCTGAAGTTCAGACAATGGTTCGTAGGATTCATTTGTTATTGACGATTTTACTTCCTCTTTACAAAATATTCCAATCTGCTTTAATATGTTTTCAGTGGAGTTTTTATTAATTACTAATAATTTAAATTGTGTTTGAAGAAGTTTTCTAATGCCCTTTTCAATATTTTTTATCGATCTAGTCCAAAATGGACGTGATGGAATAGTTATTGTACCGCCTGGTCTAATAATTAAATATCTTATCTCGCCAGATCTATTTTCAAGTCTTATTCTAGCACCGTTTGGATATCTTATTGTTCTTCCTTCTTCCATTATAACTGCTTGCTGTCCAATATTAATTCTTGAATTATCAGAAGCCGGTCTATTTGCATTAGAACCAAAAATTCCAAATTTAACATATTTTTTATGCAATATAGCTAAATTTTCATGAAGTTTAATAATGCTATCAATATTTACTTTACATGCCTCGTCCATTATAAACTATCTTCATCCCCATTTGAATTAACTAAATAATCATGGTCAAATTGATCCATAGTAAATTTATTTTTAATTAGAGTATCATCATTTTCTTGCAGTTCTTTATCTGCAACATATATTCCACCAGTATATATATATGGAATAGGTGCTTGACTTCCGCCATCTATTATTTGCGCCTCAAGCATTTTTGCTAATTCTAAATATTTATTTGCCAAAGCAGAATCATCGGACAATTTTAGTGTTCCTAGTTGAAAGGAACTTCCGCTAACACTAGATGCCGAATACCTTGAAGCGAGTGCATAATAAACACCAACGGCAGATTGAAGAATATTATTGAATCCATCATCGAGAAAAACCTGTAATTCTTCGTCTTGAAATATTACATTATCCTCATCGTTATCTTGCACTCTTAATCTTAATTTTCCTATATTTGTTGCCAAGTTATAAGAGTACGTCATGATTTATTCTGCCTCGTTATTTGTATTCAAACATAATCATAAATTAATTGTTATTTGAATTTACTAATACGCTTTTTACTGCTTCCTTGAATCCTCTTTCATTTATTTCTAAACTACTTGAATTTGTTTGATTCTCCACAGTCGTTAATTCCCGACAAGCCATCGGTACTGTTAAAATTTTATATTCTTTACAATTTTTTAAATTTAAAGAAGCATTATAATCCCTGTCTATAATAGTATTGCAATTACTACATTTATAGATTCTATCACTTAATTTTAAATTTTGTTTTTTGTTTCCACAATTACTACAAATTTTAGAACTTGGAAAGAACATACCTACTTCTCTCAACTCTATTGAATTTTCATTACACTTATTTAATAGTTTTGTTTTAAAATTAAATAAACCTTGTTCTTTAATAGATTTTGAAAGATGTTTATTTTTTAACATTCCTCTAATATTTAAATTTTCTACTGTAATGAAATTCGGTTTTAATTGAATAATAGAATTTATAACTTTATTGTTATAATCATCTCTAATACTATTTAAAATTTGATGAATTTTTTGTATTTTAACTACTTGGGTTTCGTAGTTTTTACTATTTTCTTTTCTTTGTTCTTTCTTTTTTACTTCATATTTTCTACTTAAACCTCTTTGCTCTCTTCTTAACTTCTTATTTATTTTCTTCATTTTTCTTGTTTTATTAATATTATAAAATTCAATACCATTACTTAAAACAGCTAGTTTATTAATTCCTAAATCAACTCCTATTCCATCATTTATATTATTTTTATAAATTATATTTTCTCTATCTGTAATCACTGAAACATAAAATCTATCTGCTTTTTTAGAAACCGTTCCTGAAATAATATTGTTTTTAATATAATTCTTTTCTTTTAAATATATATGCCCTAAACATGGTATGTTTATTTTGTGTCTTTCGTACTTTATCTGTTGACTTAAACTATTTCTTGTGAAATAATATTTTACACTGTTATCTTTTTTCTTTTTAAATTTTGGAAACTTAGATTTTTTATTGAAGAAATTTTTAAAAGATTTTTCTGCATTTAATATTGATCGTTTAACTGATTTTGAACTTACTTCTTTTATCCATAAGTATTCTTCATTTTCTTTTAAAAATTTATTATTTAAAAATTTTGAAAATTCATTTGCTGAAACAAACCTATTTTCTTTTTCATAAATTTCTTTATTATGAGAAATATAAAAGTTATAAATAAACCTACAAGTTCCTATAGTTCTGTTAAACTTAGTTATTTGTTCTTTATTTAATTTTATTTCAGTTTTATATGTTTTCATTTTTTAGTTTTCTTTAATTTATTATTATACCATATTTTATTATTTTTGTCAAGTTTTAATGTAATCTTTTTTCATTATACTTTAAATATAGTTGATTATATTTTATTTATTCTCCTTTGAACAATTCGTTAATTTTTTCCATTTCTTCTTTTGTTGGTTTGCTAAAATTAGATTTAACATCTATATCTAATTTTTCTTTAATTATTTTTTTAAAATCTTTAAATTGTTTACCGGAATCTTTTTCTTTACTTGAATATCCATATTTATTTGATAAAAATAGAAAAGTTGATGGTTGTAATTCCTGTTTTACTTTTCCAGCTTTTACATATAAATCGATATGTGGAATATATTTTGGATCGATAATGTCTCCAACTTTTAAAAATTCACCGTTTACTTTAAAATTATTTTCATTGCATTTAAAAATATATTGTGATTTGTCGTATTGTTTAATTTGCTTATTTATCCAATACATTTTATGTCTTTGGATATTTGGATTATATAAAAATATTTCATTCTTTTTATATTCTTTTCCGTCTAGCCTAGTATCCAATTCCACATTATATGGAATTTCTACATTAATCAAATAGTCTGCCATTGATATATATCCTTATTTTATATTTTGTTTCCAAAATTTATTGCAAAAAATTTTTCAAAAAATGGGTGGGAGTTTCACCCACCCAAATTTATTATGTATATTATTGTATATTAAGCTGAAAGACAATCTTTCAAGAGAATACCAAGATCTTGTGAAATAACTTTGAATGTGAAATCTTGATCGACTCTGAATACGTCTGCTCTAATTTTTTCTTCTCTATAAGAAGATACTCTAGTATGAGTTCCTGTACCTTCAAAACCATAGTCACAGTTAATCATTTTAACTGCACATGGCTCGCTGATAGCATTTGAAGTTCCTCTGTAATAGATAAGGAATTTTCCTGTTCCTTGCAATGCTGCTGTTTGGTCTGCTGCGCCTAATGCTGCTGTATTTTCGATCGAACTGGATACGTGCAGGGCTTTTAAACCAAACAATTTGCAAGTTCCATTTCATCGGTTACTTTGAAATCGCCAACATTAGTCGTATTAGTTTTTCTTGCAAGAATTTCAGTGGATTCGAGCAAATAATCCATTACGTCAGAAGTTACAACTGCTTCAAGTTGTCTTGTTGGAACTCCAGTTTTGTTATGTAATTTTTTAGCTGCTGCTTTGATTGTTGCTACAATTGTTGCGCCAGTTTCATTGAATTGGATGAATTGGTTAGCTGTTGCGCCAGATGCAACACCCTGTTGCTGTTCATTAAAAGCGTTATCTGCAAAAACTATTGAAAACATTTTATTTTCTAAGTTTCTATAACCTTCCATAACTAAGCCATTAGAGAATTCTTGATCTGGATTTGAACCCATTTCTCCACGTCCATAATCGCCAAGTAATTCTTCTCTACCGTATGATTCTGTAGCAAAAGCAACGTCTTGAAGTCCTTTGCTTGCTCTATCATATGCAGAAGTATCACCACGTTGTTTAATATTGCATCTTAATAGATCTTCTAATTTCCATTGTTTAAAAGTTCCAGATCTTCTATTGGTCGTGAACATATTAAATGCTTTAGTGGCTGCAAAATCTGCTATGTCTTCCATTTGTCCGTTTGCAATATCTGTATAAATTTGCTGAAACAGGACTTCGTTTAAATCTGCCATGTATATTCTCCCAAAAATATTATTATATTGTATTTAAAATTAATGTATATCTATTATGCTTGTTTTGGATTATGTGGAACTTGTTTCGCCAACTTCTTCTCTAAGAAGATTAATTTTAATAAATTCGTTTTCGAGTCCTGTTCCACGAGCTTCTGCAACTACTTTTTCTACGCCAACGCCTGTAACTGGAACATATCTAGCTGCAGAATCTACTTTTAATTTTGTTCCGACTGCTGAAACTGTATCTCCTAAAATAGCCTTTTCTACTAAGCCAGAAGTTGCAACAACTGTTGAACCATTAAGTACTGTACCGAGTACAATACAACCACAAGAATCTTCACCGGCATCTGCCAATTCTACGACTTCTTGTTTATTTGACAATGCAGATTTAAAATTTACTGCATAACCTTTCTTTGCCGATAAATCTTCTCCGGCTTTAAATGTTTCTGAAGGATTAAAAGACATTTGTATTCTCCTTAGTTTTTAAATATTATTTTTTTAAACTATATTGTTAATTATATTTATTATGCTTTTACTTTGGGAAATGTAATTCCGTTTGTTATTCTTTTTAAAACTGCCGTATATTTTTCACCGGTTTCTTTTGAAATTCTTTTCGCTTCGGCAACATAGTAAGCCTGATCTTTTTCTTCTGCATTTATGTCTGAACCGTTGCTACCTGTTTCATTTAAAAGATTTTCGTTTGAATTTGAAGTATTTTTTAAACTATTCATAACAAATTCTTTTAAATCATCTTCTAAATTAGAATTTGAAATAGCATAGAGCTTGTTGCCAATTTCTTCCGGTGTTCCAACAAGACATGAATATTCAGTTTTTGCGCTATCAACAAATTTTGCTATTTCATTTTGTACTTGAAGTTCTTTTTTTGCATTTTCAATTTCTTCAAATTTTGCTTCTAATGCTTTTTTCTCACTTGTAATTGCTTCGATTTCTGCATTTTTCTTGTCTTCGATTTCTTTTACTTTTGCATCAATAACATCTTGGTTATTACTATCTTCCACCGGCTTAACTACTGTATTTTCTGCAATAGCCGGAACTGGTTTTTCTGTATTATCTGTATTTAATAATTCTTCTTTAAATACATTCTCTACTTCCTTGCTTGTTTTAAACAGATTTCTTATCTGCTCAACAAGACTCATTTTGTTTTCTTCGGACATTTTAATTTCCTTTTCTTTTTTATCACTATTTTTTATTGGGGGATTATTATTTTCTAAAGTTATTTTTCCATTAGATTCTATAGTCATTTTTGAATTATTATTTTCTATTTCTTTTATATTTTTAAAATCTTCCGGTATATTTTTACCTAATTTAGATATTTCAAAACCTATGCCATTTAGAACTAAAGTTTTTCCTTTAAGAGATGCTGATATTTTATTTTCAGATGTTCTATCCGCAAATCCATAATCAACTGCCTGTTGTGCCGACATCCAAGTTTCTGCATCTACAAGCTCTTGTATTTCTGCCCTTGTTTTTTTTGTACATTTAGTTTGATAAATATCTAAAATTGAATTTGTAAAATTATCAAGTGTATCTGCATATTGTCTTAAATCCTTTGCGTACCCTCTAGCACCGCCACCAGCCTGATGCGTCATAAGTTGAGATCCAATAGCCATTATTAATTCATCTGCTGCCATAGCTATAACGGAAGCAGCACTTGCTGCAATACCATCAACTGTAATGGTCACATATGCAGGATGTTGTTTTAACTGATTATATATTGCTATTCCTGCTGTCGCAGAACCGCCATAAGAATTTATTGATATATTTATATTTTTAGCATTTGGATAGTCCGCTAAATCTTTAGCAAATTGATCAGCTATTATTCCACCGTCATCCCAAAAGGATTCTTCGTCTAAAACATATCCATACATAACTATATCTAGAACATCTTCATCTTTTTTATCTTTCGAATCTGATATTTTATTTGTTATTTGCCAAAATTTATTCACTATCGTCTTCCTCATTACCTATATTAGTATTATTAGAATTATTATCAGAGCCACTATTCTGTTCTTCTAATAATTTTTCTTCCGCTTCTTCATATTCTTCTTGTGTTATTTTTGGACAATCACTACCAATAAATTTTTCTCGCATATAATTTTCTGTATCTAAACTCTTTGTTAATAATCCTATTTTATGAGCAGATTGGATAAATAATGCTGCCACCATTTCATTTAACTCTTCTAAATTAGTATGTTTTAATATAGGATAGTTTTCAGTTTCGAATCCATTTATTTCAAAAAGTTTTGGAATTACTTCATTATTAAATTTATCTGTTAGAATATCCAGTAACATTGATATAAAAGCAGAGAATATTTTTATTTTAGCTTTCGTAGTTTCTGCACCACTTTTTCCATCATGTCCCAATAATAAAAAGTCAGACAATAAAGCTATCAACATATCCCTATTATGTCTTTCTATAACAATATTGTATCCAGTTACGTCAACTGGTTTACCTTGCAACATTGATATTTCAAAATCTGGTGCAAATGGCATTACTATGCCGGTAACTTCTCCATTGCTAATATTTTCTGCTGTATCTTTAGCTACTTTATTCATAGCTATTACATCTGGATTAGTAGAATTTGCTACGCAATATTGTCTAGGTATTTTATATATTACTGTTCCTCTACAATCTTTTTCTAATTTAATAGATTCTATATTTTGTAGATTTTTAGAATAAAAATACGATGTAAAACAGTTTCTAATTAATGATAGACCTTCTGGATTTCCATCAGGGGATTTTATTTTAAAGTGCAATAATTTTTCAATTGGAATTTCTATCAATCTAAGAGAATTTGGATCTCTTTGGATTATACCAGTAACATTTCCCTTTTCGTCAAATATCCATTTTTCAATGGTCGTTTGATATCTATGGGCTATTTTTCTTATTCCAAAGTAGCCATCGTTAAATTTAGATTTTTTTCTTACGTCTTTATTTTTTTGTCCTAATCTTTTTTTATAGACCATTTCATGTACAGAAAAACCAAAGGGGAAAGTGCTTATATAATTATGAACAAAGTCCTGCCAACTATGTTCCATGTCTTGAAATAGAACTTGATCCATATAGTTTTTATAGAATAAATCTATTTCTTCTTTTCCATTTATTTCATGCCAAAATTTAGTTTGTGATATTAATCCATAAATAAGATTTAACCATCCACCAATTACAGGAGAATTATAAATCATTTCTTCATAATATCTATTTTTTTTAGCACCACGCAATAGTTTTAATGGATCCTGTCTTGGTTTTCCAAAGGAATATTGAAGACCAGATACACCTTCTTCTTTTGTGGATAGACTATTGGATACACTAGAAACAATCTCTTGACCATTTTTTAAATTTTTATTTTTTTTTGCCATTATCAATTATTTCCGATATATTTTTATAAATTTATACTTATTTTGTACCAAAATAGTTTATTGCCAACCCGGTTTAGATATTTGTATTAAAGAAATTTCTCCGGCTTTTAAATGGCTCAAATCTCCCTCTGGAGATAATGCAATTAATACTGAATCTAATAAGTTTGGTGATTTTTTACTTAACATTTTTATTATTGTTTCTTTATCCACAACTTTAATTTTTTTATTTAAATATTTATATGTTCCAATACCCATTTGTTTTAATAATTGTGGATTATTTGGAAGCAATATTGGTTTTTGATGATCATTATCCGGTCTTAATCTATTTCTTAATTCCCACCAATATTCATCTCTTTTTCCAAAAAATATTTTTTTAGCTATATCATTTTGTTCTTTTATATTTGGATCATTATATGGATTTGGAATTCCAGCACTTCCACCAGATTGTATTGGAATTACATTTAGTTTGCGTTCAAGCAATTCATCGTAATAAGGTCTACCTACACCGTCACGTTCTATTTTTATAAAATCAATATCTAGTTCATAATATTTATTTTCGATAAGATCACATAATTCTTTTTGTCTTGAGTGTGTATATTCTCCTAATTCTTCAATTCTATTTCCATTTAAAAAAGCGATACCAGTTGGATCGTGCCCATCAGATCCACCAATATCTATTCCTAATATCTTATCTCCTGGTTCAAAATATTCGGTTAAATAATAATTATTTAGAGAATTTTTAATCCAAGATTCTGGAAATATAGTATTTGTATTTTGATCTGGAAATAAACCCAAGATTCTTGTTCTAAAATCATAAGCATCTATATTTCTTGCACCATCTAGAAATGTATTATATGCATCTAGTGGATTTGTTATACTTCCAAATGGTAATTTTTCTTTTGCAGTGTTTTCATATATAGATTTTGATATTTTTTTACTTAAAACATCATTATAGTTAGTTCCGCAGAACTTATCTATTTTATCATATACTGTATCATTAATAAAATCTTCTAATTTAATTCCCATTTCAATAAAATTTGGTGTATCAAAGGAACTAAATGTCATTTGATGATATGTTGAATTCTCATTATTGAATGCATCAAAAAAGTGTCTGCCTTCTTTTGATAAATCGCATTCTGATATTGTTGGATTTCCCAATAATATTCTTTTTATTATTTTTCCACCTTGAGCAATACCGGTAAAGGCAGAAAATACTTGATCCGGCAAGCCTTGAGCTTCGTCAAATATTTGAAGCACAAAATCTGCATGCTTACCTGATATTGCGTTTGCTGATTTGGTAGACAATCCAAGAATATATGATAATTCATCATACTTATATTTTGCGATATTGTCATTTTCTGAAAAATCATCTTTAAGAAATGGATATTGATCTCCAAATCTTTTTTTCATGTTTTTATTAGCTATTAAAACAAACTTTTTAACATTTGAGAATATACCAGAACTAACTTGTTCAAAGTTTGGGGCAGTAAAAACAACTATTACATCTGTATCTTCATCTTCTGGCGAAAGATAGCAAAAAAAGAACCATACAACTATTGCAGCAAAAAGATAGGTTTTGCCTAGGCTATTTCCGCTCTTTATGGCTATCTTGTTATGTTCTAGAACTGCCTTTACAATTTTTTTTTGATTATGCGTTAATTTTATCTGTAAAACTTCTTCAAAAAAAAGGAATGGGTTTTCTCTCCATAATGGCTTTCTTGAAGCAAAAGCAATAGCTTCTTGATGTTTGTTATATGTACCCATAAATAATTTTATCCGTTTGATAAATTCCAATAAAATTGTTTTATTAAAATTAATTTACATTCTTCTGGAATATGTAGTTTTATTCCCTTTCCGGCGCATACACCCATCCAGAATAAAAGATTTGGAAGCTGAAATTGATATTCCGATGAAGCTGCCATATCAACTCCCCATAAACCAATATTTGTATATCCTTGCTCTATGGCATAAGCAATCATCCATGAAATTGAATTAGTTACAAAATTTAATCTAGTTTCTTTTTCTATTTTTCCTTGATTCTCTGTCATCACAAATTTACAATATTTATTCAAAACTTCATCTTTTGGATATATTATTGCATTTGGAAAACATGGTTTATCTTCACCACAAATTACTAATTTAGATTCGTTTTCAGGTTTAGAAAAATAATTGTAAAATTTTGGAAATTCATTTTTTATATTATATAAGTTATGAAGATTAAACCAGAGATCGAATCTAGGTACTAGATCAATCCTATGGTTTAAAGTATATATATCCCAATCTGGATTATCAAATGGGGCTTCATTTTTAGTTGGAGAGAAACCTACAATTGCAACATGACTTTTCATAAACACCTCCAACTATTTTAAAAATTAGATGGGATCTATTTTTCAAGATCCCCATTTTCTTCTATATGAGTATTTTTTTATTTTATATATTTTTATTAAAATATTTTTCACTTGTCGATATTCTACGACAAGTTCTATTTAAGCCTCTTTTTTATTTTATTGTTGACATTCAGGCTAGTCAAACATCTTCTAATGACGACAACGAGACTATATACTAATACATAGCCTCGATTATATAACAAAAACAGAATATAACCATTTATAAAAATGACATATTCTAATATTTTAAGTCCTATATATATTATAGCCAAAAAATATCATTTTGTCTCAATATATTTTTGAAATAGTGTCATATAAACACTTTCGACAATTATATATTTTGTTGCATTTATTATATATTAATGCTATAATATATATGTATATAATATATTTTTAAAAAAATGAAAACTTATAAAGGCTCTAGGGATCTAAATATAATTTTATCTCCTGGAAATAGACCGCATCATTGGGAGAAAAAAATTCATTTTCTTGTTAGAAAAAAAGTTTATGCTTCATATAAAAATATAATACATGGACAAGCTAAACGAATAAAAAAACTAAAAAAATATTTAAAAATAAAAGATATAGAAAAAAAAATAAGACCAAGTTATAAAAAAGCTAGAGCAGAAGCAGTAGAAAGAGCTTTTAAAAAAGCATTGACATCCAAATGGGCTTTAGAAATAAAAAAGAGAATGGGTTTAGTTCCAAAAAAAATTTCTGATATAAAATACAAGAATAGAAAAGAATATAAAGATTTTCCTATGTCTATTGATAAAAAAATATCAAATTCAATATGGGAAAACGTAAATTATCAAATAAATAATAATGCCACATATAAAACTCTAAATCCAATAAGTGAAGATGATTTTAATTGTATTTTGTTTTTAGTTTTATACGAATGGGTTCAATTATTAATAATAAACTATAGAAAGCCAACCATAGTAAATTGTTTTTGCACAATTAAAAATTATTTTTCTGATTGTGTTTTATATTTCAAACATGTAAAAGAGAAAATAAAATTAGATCATTGTGTTTGGAAAGCTCAATTTACTCCTGTTTTTTATAAAAATATAATAAAAGAATTAAATAAAAATAATTTAGAGTTTGCAGAATATAAACAAAAACAAAAACTAATAGTTCTTTCCAGGTTTAATATTAGGTAAGAATTCCTCGTGGCTCTGCCACGAGGATGAATTGCCAAAAACTTTTTGTAAATACACTTGTAAAAATATTTAGCTATGGTATAATAGAAATATGGCTATTAGAGTATATAAATATAGATTGTATCCTGACAAAGATCAACAGGACTTGCTATGGAAACATTCTTGTAAACTAAACACTTTATACAATTATTTTTTAGATCAAAGAATAGAGTTATATAACAGTAATAAAGAGAATGATGATGGTTTAAAAAAATCTATTTCAAGATTTGAACAACAAAATCAAT